GCAAAGGCCACATCTTTAACACAGGTGTAATTTGACGATCTACAAAGAACTGTGTGGGTCTGGATTGCGTTGTTTTTGTCGGAATGTTTAAATATTCATCACGACTAATACGATCTAAAGCAAAATCAGTACCAGAGCGACGAACAACCAAAGAAAGAATATCAATTACATCAGTCGCTAAGTCATAATTACCATCATTTGACGTAACAGTGAATGTACGCTGCTCAATAGTCCACTGATTCAAGCCACGATTAGCCCAATCAGCAAACATCAAGTTAAGGGATCGTTTAGCTGTTTTTAAATCATAACCTGTGCGAACTTCCAAACCACAACGCTCAAAAGCCTCTTCAATGTAGTCAGCTACATCTAATTCAAAGTCTGTTGAGCCAGATACCGTCATTATTCTTCCTCATTATAAAGGTTATCGAAAACCTTGTTAACATCTAGTGTATAGTCTAAATCACTTTTTGAATAGTGTATATGTTGAGATGGCTTGAAATCAGGAGCGCCTTCTCCTGTTTGAAACCAAGCAGGATGAGTTACACGCACACGGTTATTGGGTAACGCAACAATATTACCCGTCCATTCTTCAGCATCTAATAATTGAAGAACATGGCTTTGTTTATGTTGCGCTGGGTCATCCGCTATTTCTGATTCAGTGTAGTCTACAGTAAATAAATACTTTGCTGGGTGCATTTTGCCATCTATTTTAGCCATCCAAGGGCAAGGAGTAGTTCTATCCATGACATACACAGAATTATGATGAGAAGCACAGTCCCAAGGCTGTGCATCGTATGTTTCCATTGGTTCAGGCCACTCTTCTAAGGGAATGTCACCAACAAGCGCAGTTATGGGCATACGCGCCCACATAGCACCACCATGTACTGTGTCTTCTTTTTCGCCTTCAGCCTCATTTCCAGTAAATATAACCTGAAAACTCAAACATCTGTTTGGTATTGTGGTTACACCAATAACCATAGCATGAAGAAATTCGCCGTGATAATCCTCATGGTTATGAGTGTATTCACGACGAACCCATGCCTTAAAATAAGGTATATTGCTGTGCAAATAAGCCATATTTTATTTTTTAACTATTTTGTAACCAGCAGGAAGTGACGCTCTTGCTGCGGCAAGTGACTTTTTACCGCCTGTGGCTCCGCCCTTTTTCATCATTCGGGGTTTCTTACCGCCTGCGGCTCCACCCTTCATCATTTTTTTGACTTTACCACCACTTCTATAACCTTTTTTCTTCATTGCCATGATTATTTCCTTATGACTGAGTTACAGCGCCTTTTGTGCGCTTTCTTCTGTTTGACATTATTTTGCCACAACCTCTTGCAATAGCAGTGCCGGGTATTTTCTTGCCATTAAACTTGCGTTTAGACTTTGTTTCCACAGCACCTCCATTTTCCATATTACGAACCTTTGCTTTTTTTGTATTGGAAACAACAGTTTTACCTTTTGATCCTGCTGCTTTTTTCTTACGAGCAGTTTTAGCTCTTTCTGCTTTAGAAAGGCTTTGAGCCTTTTTACGAGGCAAACATCGGTCAGGGTTCTTCTTATCTTTAGAAGTACCACACTTACCTTTTATCTTCCCATCAGTGCCGATGCGAACCCAATCTTGTTTTACCCAGTCTTTAAGCGCACCCATTACTTTTTCTTCTTTCCTTTAGCGCCTTTAGCGTAATTAGGGTCTTTGCAGTATTTAGAAGCTGCCATATTTGCATAAGCACTTGGATATGTATCAAAAGTTCTTTTGGCCCATGCTTTTCCAGAAGGGCATATTTTACTGCCTTTTGATTTTTTTGAAGCAGCACCACCTTTTTTAAAATACGTTAAGCCCCTTGGAAGACCATTTTTCTTTTGAGGCGGTTTTGAAACTTGTTTTCTCATTTGACTACGACCTATTGCCATTAGCACTTCCACCTTTTTCTAGCTTGGCGCAAACGACTATTAGGGTCTTTTGCAGCCTTTGGAAACTTTTTCATTTGACCTGCTGAACGTGCGCAATAAGATTTACGCCTTTTTGCGTCCTTACTGCCCTTCTTAACCTTACCAGTCACAGCAGTCTTTAGTTTAGAACCGGGGTTTTTACGACGATACGCCTTCACACCAGCTTTAGTCATTCCCGCCCCAGATTTAGTGGGACGGAAATTCTTTTTATTGCGCTTCGGCATTTTGTCAGAACGTTTAGCCATACTCTTTCCGCATAGACATTATGATTGTGTAAGTGTCTGCGCTTGTGTGACCAACTGTTGTGAAAAGAACATCTCCATCTTTACCACTTCCAGAATTATTAATTAGGCCACCAAAAGCTGTATAGTCGTGATTGCCGCTTTGGTTTTCACCTAATTCTATACAAAATACATTGGTAGTAGCATTCCACAAAATCTGAACTTTCATACCAATACACTGCCACCAAATTTTTTCGATGACAACTCCAGTACACGCTTGACCACGAGCGTTAGCAACAAGTGCGCTAACATCTACTTTAACAACCTCAGATTCACCTGATCCATCAGAAACATTGGTAAATTTTTGAACGACCATTTTTTCGCCGTCCAAAAGAGTTTGTGTAGCTACAGCATCTGCCATGTTAATTACTCCTTATGTTAGGTTAAGAAGCAACGTCATAGCCAGTGATTGTAATAAGTAATCTACCCGCTGTATAATCTGCATCTGTTGTTGCACCCGCAGTTAAGTAAAGATATTGATCTGCTGCAATATCGCCACCAGCGACCAAACTACCTGCTGACAAATCACCTGAGTCAATAATCAAAGTCTCAGTTAAATCAGAAATAGGCGTATCTTCAACACCTGTAGCTTCAGTAGCAGAATGCAGATTAATGTCTGGATCACCGCCTGCTGGAGTTTCAAGGCACATCATAGTTACGCCGAATACTGTACCTTGATTTGCCGTTGTAACGCGACCAATATAAGCAACTCCAGAGCCATCTTTACCAATGATGTCACCAGCCGCAGTTGAACGCAAACCAGTAAGATCAATCATAATAGTTGTTTTTACGATGTTAACGTTTGTTGCAGTGTCGCTTTTTAAACGCTCTACTTGCGTAACATAGACAGCAGCAGTTCCTTCAATACCAGCACCGCCAGCAGCTTCAGTTCCCATTTTTGATCCACTGGTAATTGTAATAGCGCCAGTAGTCGCATTTTTAGATACGGTTTCAAAGCCGTTTTCAGACCGAACTGGTCCGTTAAATGTTGTAGTACCCATGTCAATCTCCTGTCTTGGGTTAGTCAGTCGCACCATGCAACTGTCAGGGATAAATCAAGCATAACATAAATTATAAAAAAAGAAAGGGGCTACCGAAGCAGCCCCCTAAAGTTTACAGGGAGGATAACCTCACTGTATCACATTTTATGCACCCGGAGAACCGAATACTGCGCGTGGGTCGCTAAAGCCAAAGCTATAACGTTCACGGGCCTTAAAGCGCATGTTGCCTGTATCGAAGTCAGCTTCCATGTTTGTTCTCATTGGAGAACGCTCAAAGTGCTTAAATCCGTTAGGCGCGTCAGTCTTTAAGAAGAACGCATCTGGGTCTGTTAAGAAATGGTTAATTGTATAACCTTCTGAAATCATACCCATGTTGCGAATCGCGTTTACATCATTATCGGCTGTGCCAACACGCAATGTTGATTCCAACAAACGATCTGCAACGAATTGCAGTTGTGGTGGGATAATCAACTTGGTGCCGCGCAGAGCAATAATCATATTGCGCTCATCGACGAAAGTAGAGATGTCAATCAAAGCATTCTCAAGCGAAGTTTCGTTTAAGTCTGCTGCGGTTGACGGTTCATTACGGAACGTACCACCACCAGATAGTGGGTGATCAGTTGCGCAAAGTTCCTTACCATCGCCACCTGCAAAGTTGCTGTCAAACGCATTGTTTAGAACAGCAGCCGCTTTGACCTGCTTTGTGTGTGCCATAGAACGCGCAAGCGCCTTCGTATAACGCGCACCAAGACGATCATACAGGTTGTCTTCGATTGCTTCTTCAGTCAGTGCGAAAGCAAGAGCAACTGTTTCGTGTGAATAACGAGCAGTATACGCTTCATTTGCACTGTCGAACTCGACGCCAGAACCTTCAGATTTTGTGGGAGCATTCCCAAATCCGACCAACATAACTTCTTCTTCAAAAGCACGGTCAGATGTTTCCGTATCAAAGATTTCTGCGTGTTGATTCTCATATCGGTCATATTCCATACCGAATAGAGCGTTCAGGCCCGGCTCAAGTTCTTTGACGAGTTGGGAGCGTGAAATAGCCATAACTCAATCTCCTTATGCCAAGCCAGTGGTTCCACCACTGAA